TTACCAACCCCAACCTTCTTCATCTGGAAGTGCAGTTAAAGCGTTTCCTTCAACTCTGTATGGTTGCATTATTTGTTCCTCTGGTGTGTAGAAGATTGATTGAATAGTTACATACCAACCGTTCTCACCGCTCCATCCTGTACGGATATTGCATTGCTCAGTCGTTACAACCCAATAATCTTGAAGTGTATTCTCACCCCAAAGTGATGAAGTATAAACTTCTACACGATAACCGTAAAAGCCACTGTATTTATTTTTATCAACTTCTGGTGTCCAGATTAACGTTCCGTAACTGTTTGTGTCGTTATAGTGGGTTGCTGTAACTTCTGTTACTTCATCAGAAGGTTTTGGCTCAGTAGATACATTTCCATCTTCAACAGTGATTGTTGCTGTTTGAGGTAAAATGTTGTTGTTTTCAGCGAATCTTGCATATACTTCCACTGTGTAGTTGCCTACGCTCACATCGTTGAACGTATGAGTTAAAATATCCGCTCCGAGTACCTCTACTGCAATCTCTGTCGTTTCGGCAAGTAAGCGAACCTTGTAACCTTTAAAGTTAGCATATGTCTCTTTGTTTGCTTCATCTGACCACGTGGCTGTAACTGTTCCTGCTTGCTCAGATGAATGGGCAGTAGATATCGTTGTAACAGTTAAATAAGTTTGGTAGCCGTTTGGTACGTCTGGAAGCGATGGCTCTCCACCATTCTCGCCTTCACGCTCATAGAATGATAAGTCATAGTTGTTAGCCCATCCGCTAGGTGCGCCATCACTTGTCCAATAAATGTTGTTTGTGTAATCAATACCAGTATTTCCTGTACTCATCTTGCAAGTGATGTTAAGGTATCCTTTCTTTTCATACGAGATACCAGTAATCTCATAAGCACGTTTACCAATAACAGTTTTACCGTTTGGAATGCCAACTAGGTTATTGATTCTACGTGTAGATGCTGTGTCTCTTACAAATACATGAATCTCTGAATCAACTAATGTCATCATTTTGTCATAGCGTGGTGTGTAATCACTTGTACGCTGAATGATTGCGGGACACTTTAGGAGATAATCAGATGTTGTAGAAGGTTGAGTATAATACAAGTTAAAGATAACATCGTGTTCCGCTTGTCTCATTATACCTTTGTATGATTCTGCACGTGGTACAGTTACTTGATTCCAAATCATCCAATACATGTCTTGATAGTAAACGTAATCACCACGAACGGTTTTAAACGTTGTAGAGATATACTTATCGTTAAATTCTTTTATATCTGGATTTGTGATAACGGCACGTTGTTTAGCACCATTCACAAATAACTCTTCGCCACCAACTTTCAACATGAAATTAAAATCGTTTGATGGCTTTGAGAAAATATTAAATTGTTCCATTGTTTGTACTCCGTTCTTATTTGAATAGGTTGAAGAAATTTGAAGGGTTGCTGTCTTCATTTGGCATTTGACGAATTTTCTTCTCTAATTGGTCAATACGTGCTTGAAGATATTTAGCAAAACTGTCGACTGTCATATCATCTTGTTTGTAGTTCTTCATTGCGTGTGGTTGATTTGCAATTGAGTTAAGGATAGCAAGAGCAGATCCGATAATTGCTTTTCTATTTATATTAGAAGAAGCATTGTAATTTGCTTCACCTTGTAACCCTTCTTCTTCCAGATACATAAATAATTCTACTTCTGGTAACTCAATGCCACCAATTTCTATTTTTAATCTTTCGATATTGTTCATAAATAAATACTCCTTTGTTAATGGTTTGTTATATATTAAACATTCATGAGAGTTACAAACTAACTGATTGATATACTCTTGAATATGAATAGGTGTCTCTAATGGCTCATTATTATAGAGCCAAGTACCTTCATAAGTGAATACGAAGATATGTGCTTTTGCTGTATTGTGTTCTGCTATGTAAAATCCATCTAGTATAATGCCATCACTTGTTATGTACTCCATGAGCGAATCATCTTTGAAATGAACAAGAGTTGTGTCATAGTTAGTGAATATCAGTTCTTGATAAAGCATGTGAGCAACAAATGGATAAATTGTCTTGTATTGATTGGTTGTCATGAGTGGTTTCTGTATCACTTTTCCAATCGTGGGGTATAACTTTTTAATCTTTTGTTCCAGATAATCAAGTGATTGTCGTGGGAGTTGAATTAACTTTTCAAGCATTGTGGATTTTCCTTTCTAACGTCCTCTGTGAAAACAGGGAGAGGTGTATATTTTTTCGGGTGTGTGTTGGAGGGTATGCTGTAGGCATTTTTTCCGATGATGGGGTAAAGGTATCGTTCTATCGTTCGTGTTTATTTCTAACCAAATCAAGGATAAACAAGCGTAATACTCTAACGCCACGACGAACTACCCCTATAAGATTCCTTATAGGGTACTTATCTGTACTATAGTGCATGTTATAAATCAAAATACGATAGTTTACATAAGGCGTATTTCTCGGAACTAAATCTACATGAACTTTCCATGAAAATTAATGGATAATGTTCACATTTTTGTTTTGGTTAAATATGTACTTATTCATCTGATAATTGCTTATGAGCATAGGAAAGAGAACAGATGCTTCAATGATGACACAAGCAACCGTCCCTCTCGTACACACCCATATATTATGACGTTCTCACGTGCGCACATGTACATATACTTAACAGGTGTGTGTTTGTATAGCATACCTCTTTCTCACAGAATCCCCTCTACAAGGGCATTCCCTTTAAATGCTCCCTATTCCCACACACCTACTTCAATTACTCGGCTAAATCTTGCTCTGCACCTTGTTTTAATCCTTGCTTCTGTTTCTCCCATATTGCGTTTGCTACCTTATCCATCTCTGCTTTATCCATGATACGCTTTAACTCTAGATGCTCATTGCTCACGTATGGAGAGATTTCAACTAATGATTCAATGCTGATTGCACCAACTTCATATAGTTTCACAAGGTTTTCAATTACTTCTGTTTCATTTACTGGTCTTGAATAATGGAACTTCATATCTAATGATTCAATAGCATCATTACTATATGCTTTACCTACTTTACTCATTAAGCCAATAACTTTATCATTACGTTGTTCCAACCCCTCACGAAGATAACGCTCATTGATACCTGCTTTCATGTCAGCCAATTGATATAACATTCTCATGCTCATCTCTGATAGGTTACTCACATCACTTGCATTAAGAGCAACAGCAGGGACAGAAGCAATGTTAATCAATTGTTGCATAAGAGTATTAAAGATAGTATCAAATGCATGATGATTAATCTCATTGCTCACCATCTTAAAGTCAGCACCATCATCAAGAGTAATACCACCACCTACGATATGTGGGTTGATACCTTCACCTCTTAACTGTTGACCAATAACAACAGGAATTGGGTTATGGTGTTTATAGAATGAATCACTGAACTTACTAATTAAATCCTCCATCTGGTCAATGATGTTAATGAAGTCATCTAGGTCACTCTTACCAAACACCTCACTCATCTCATTGCCTGTCTTGTAGTGGATAGGCAAGCCACTCACATTCTTATAAGAGCCGATAACTTTCAACTCACCGTCACCAAGCGTTGAATGCTTGACTACCTGATCCATCGTATAGACAACATAGTAGTCGCTCTCTAAAGAAGTGTAATACTCTACGAATGCCACCATGTTTAACTCATCATCATAGATTGGATAGCCACACTCAGTAGGAATTACTTTACTGGCTACATCTCCATTACTGTTCACATAAACGTATTCATAGGCGTTGCCATACTTAACCATGTTGGCTAACAAGTCGAAGTTTACCTTGTCGTACTTGCCACGTTTATATACTTTCTTCATATCACTCACGATATTCTCATCACCTGTGAGCGTAAGTGGCTGCTTCAACAGATACGTTGTTTCTAACTGCACGATTAATTTTGCGTACTGTAATACAACGGCTCTTTGTTCATATGGTTTACCGTTGTAGTTTTCAACTACTCTATTCAATATGGCGTGGCGACCATCTAAATATTTCTTCTTCTCAATTACATCTTTGATTCGTTGCTGGTTAGTGTGATGACTTACTTCATCCACAAACCATAATTGGTTTCCGTTGTGAACGATTTTAATATACTCTTGTATATTCATATTTACTTCCTCTTTCTTTGTACAAATTAAAAAACACCCCATTACGGAGGTGCTTTTCTCATTCTATTTAATTATTCGAGAACAGATTGTAAAGTTATAATTCCTTTTATTGAAGACAAGATTTTTTCCCCTGCATGTTCAATAAAGTATCTATAACAGTCATGGTTAATTAAAAGGACATATGCTTCTGAAATATCAAAAGTAAAATCACCTTTTACTCTCCATTCCCTTTCATGTGTCCAATCGATAATTTTATCTTGATTTTCAAGATTAAAATTTACAATTCTCCACCATTCTTCTTTAGGCAACATCTGTTTGGCTATTTCTGTTTTCTCATAAAGTACAGGTCTACCACCATGATTAAATACATAATCTTTTCTAAAAGACAGACCAACAGCATGATACCTTGTCTTTCCACCTAACTCGGCTTGATTTTGTTGTTCATGATAAACGTTCTGACAAACTCCATACAAAGGTGCTTCTTGAAAGCAAACAGCAGGATTACTACCAATAATAAAACCTTTATCAGTTGTACTCCCTATTAATTTTCCTTCTCTTAGTATTTTAATCACCATATCTATATCACCATAAGATGCATCATTTTTTGTCAAATGAGTTAAATGTGCTGTTATATCACTTCGTGATTTAATTCTCTTTCTCCATTTGTCGGTATTATAACCTGTTTTAACTTGTACTTTTAGTTTAGTCAACCTCCACCACCCCTTATAGAGGTATTTTATCACATGAAATTACCTAAACGTACCATTTATTTTGTTTTATTCCTTGAATTGCTAAAGCCAGAGCAATAACGTTATCATCATGGTTGTTGTCACCCTTTTTATTGCCTGTCTTTCCGTCTCTCTCAACGAAAATCTGCATTTCTCTTAACGTCTTCTCACAGTTAATCAGAATCATTTCCAATTCGAATTGCTCTTTAAAATCTGAAACCATAATCGGCTTCGTTACCTGTGTAGTTTGAAAACCTAATTGTAATTTATGCTTGCCTTGTTGTTGATTGAAAACTTTATGCTTGTACAAATTTAAATATTCATAATCTTTTCTTAAACGTTGAAGAATAGGAGTACCAAAAGAGTTTCTTTCTACTGTCAAGAAAGCATAGTTGTACCATTTGCCAATAATATCAATGACTTTAGCAAACTCATAAACAGGAATTTTATTATCGTAAAAACTCATGACTTGCTCACCATACTCATTTAGAATGCTTATGGTTGAATAGTCGCCACCACTACCAGATGCCGTATCCACCCCTGCATAATAGCGAACGTCTTTTTGTGGCAATGAGTAAATCATGAGCGATTTACCAACGTATTTTGCTATGCTCTCTGGAACGTCCATCTTGATGTCTCTATAATCTTTTGGTGCGCTCACGTACTTTAAGCGATTGATGATTATTTGTTGGTCAAAAACGCTTAGACCACTAGAAATAAAGGATTCCATAGGTGTTGCAGGGAACTCTTGATAGAATTGTTGTAAACTCATATCAAGTAATTTCCATCTACGCCACATTAATTGTTTGAGCGTTGCGCCCTGCTCGAATAGGTATTCTTCGTCTGGCTCTAAATCATCTTTGCTCAGACGCTTACCGCTATTTTTTTCTTTGTACCATGTTTCCGCTTCATCATAATCATCTTTGAATTGTTTTGCATATGAAGAAGAGTAAAACGGGAAAAAGAATGCTTTATACTTCGATTTCCCACCGTATGCGTTCATGAAGAGTTTTTGGTAGGAGTTGAAACCATTTGAAGTTGTTTCAATTACTAATTTTGATGTTTTACTCTTTGCCAATGCTTGCTCGGCTGATAATAGGATTGAATCTTGATTCTCATAGAATGCAAATTCTGAAAGCAATACATACTCATATGTAGTTCCTCGACCAACATCTTTTCCACCTGCTGTTGCAAGCGTTATAGATGAGCCATTATCAAACTTTAATTGACCTCTGTTGTTCTGTATGTCTTTAGGAAACTTAAACTTATCGTGTGGTAAATCTTCATACATCATTTTTAGTTTGTCGAATAGAGATGTTGAGGATTCTTGTTTATACGATACAATTAAATAGTTTGTTCGTGGTCTTGTACACGCCATCCATAAACACAAGCCAAGGGACAGAGTAGAAAATCCAATCTGTCTTGCCTTTGCGATAACGTTAAAGCGTACCATTTCTTTTACGAATTGTTTTTGTTGGTCATTAACTGCAAATGGTACATATTCACCTGTATTTGTAGCGATTTTAACGAAGTTTTTAAGCCATAGTATAGGATCTGCTTTAATTCGTTCTATTTTTTCTGCTGTTGTTAGTTTTTTCTTAGCCATCTTAAATCTCTAACCCATCGTCTTCCTCTTCAGCATCCTGTACAGTAGAGAACCCTTTAATCATTGCGTTAATTTCTTTATTCAGTTTTAAAAGCGTTGCAATTGCTTTGTCATCACCTTCAAGTGCCTTTATTTCTACAACCTTATAAATCTTATGCAATGCATCCATTTGTTTTGATTGTAGATATAGAGCCACAAGATGCGCGTATTCTAATGTTTTCTCCCAATCTTTAAAGCCATTCATGGTCTTACGGGCAACAGAAGCAAGAAACTCTTGCTCTGTCTTTGGTTGTGCCGTTTGGTCAAATCGTGTATCTGGAAATTTGTAATGAAAGTACGCACGATTCTCTTTCGTAACTTTCTTTAATGCTTCTTTTAACGTCATTTCATTTACCTCTTTCTTACATATCATCGAAGAAATCATAATCCTTCTTTTTTGCTTTTCTTATTGCATCTTTCTTTGCTTGGTCTTCCATCCATTCCTCTTCTGTCATATATGATTCTGGATTTGCATTCATTTCTTCTAGTTGCTTCTCCACAATTCTATCGACTTGCTCTTGTTGCGCTTGGTGTGTAAGGTGTTCTTGATATTCTTTTTCCAATCTCTTAACAACATACTTTGCGCCTTCTTTTGGGCTTTTCAAGATAGCGTCAATTTTACTTTGACCTGCTTCTTTAACGACTGTACATTCTGTTTCCTTCCACGCTATATATCCTTCTAATTCTATAAGTGTTTTTTTGTCGAAGATTTGGTTGAATGTCTTACCGTCATATTTCACAATTAAGTCAGTTACCTTTTCACGTTGCTTGTCAAGGAAAGATACCTTTCTAGTTTCTGCATCCGCTTTCTCTAACTTCTCACTCATATCGATGTCTTTTTCCATGATGTATTGATTTGCTTCTTGTTTCCACTTACCATTTTCATCTTGATACTTTTCACCAGAAATCTTTGTTAGAAAAGTACATTCGTCAATGATTGTTCTTGTGCGCTTAACGCTTAATTCTAAAACTTCTGCCCACTCCTTATCACAGATGGCATACTCAAAATTAGCGTTGTTTCTCCATTTGTAATAAGCGACAACTAATAAAGCATAATCATTGTTCTCTGCTAGATTGTACTCATCTGCTCCGATTTGTGTATACATCTTGAAGTTAAATGGATTCTGCTTCCACTCAACTTTGCTTTGTGCTGCCGTTTTTTTCATATCCTCGCTTATTGTTATAGTCAAGGAATCTTTCTTGATATCTTTCTTATAAACGATTTCAATATATCCCTTTTCGGATAGATTATTTAAAGCATTTGCAACTCTTGTTTTGTCACGACTTGTCTTTGTTGTTTCCCATCCTAAATCCTCAATGATGATTTCAACGTTAGTACGCACAGTCATTGTTCCAACCTGCTTTGCGAATTGAAGGTAAACAAACACTTTCAAATCATCTTTGTTTAATTTATAGTCAGTCCGAAATCCAAAAGCCACATTTGGAATTTGAGCAAAACCTTTGCTTGTCATCTTTAACATTTAAATTAACCCCTTTTAAATTAACCGTTTCTTTTTTATTTATCAGTGACAGATTACTGTCTTATAATCCTAATTCTTTACCTTGTTTGTTGTACTCTTCTAAAGCCACGACCAGATCCTGATTTCTTTCGAATAACCAGAAACGTTTTTCTGTCTTATCGTGGAACGCTGTACAAATAAACTTGATGCCTTTCTTGTATCTCAAAAATTCATGTAAATTTGTTGAGTAGCAGAAAAAATATTTATTTATATCCATTATGTAAGTATCCCTTTCTTTGACTTAACTATTGATTACATCAACGTCATATTTAATTGATTTTTGCCCGTCAAAGCATATGAAAACGGGGTGTGGTTTTCTTCTATAACACCGTTACTATATTTGCTTGTCGGTTTTAGCGTATATCTTTTACGCTCGAACTCTTTTCGTGTTTGGAATTGTTTTTCTGGAAGGATAATATCTAACTCTAATAATTTGCTGATGCCTTCTAGGTTCATGTTTGTCTCTAATAAACCGTTCTCATTTAGGAGGATTTTTTCAGAGGATTTATATCTACGTTTAACTTCTACAAAGTCAGTTAATTGATGTCTCTCTTGGAGACGTATCATTTCTTCTAAGCCCATTTTTTCTAACCATTCGCATTGAACTTTCTTGAACCCTTTGTAGTATCCTAAGTAACTTGAATCGATAGCCATGAGCATTAACTTTCCATCTTCTGTTGAAGGAAGAGGAATATCATACAGAGCGTATAATAACAACGCTGTACTCATTGCAAATTTACTAGTGTAATTGTCTCGGCTAATGCCTTCAATCATGTTTGGATTTGCACTCTGTAAATTCGGTTTGCTTGTTGCTGATAACATCGTTACATGATTGTCAAATGTCATTCCTTTGACTAGAGCAATATCAACGCCCACCGCTTTACGCTTATCTGTTTTATCTGTTGAATAGAGTTTGTGGAAATCATAGAAATGTTCTGTTTCCCACCCTTTGACATTCTTAATAATTGTTGCTCCAACTAAACTATCAATGTCATCACTCATACATACAGTAAAATTATTTTCCTCGAATACCCATTGAGGAAATTTGTTTTTAAATTCTTGCTTCATAAATTAGCGAAAGTGTTATACTTCGCTCTCTTGCTTTGCACTAATTTATGTTTAATAAAATACTTCTTTTATTACTCTTGTTTTAATTATTTAATTGTTTTATGTATGCGTTATTCTCCCTTTTACTCACGTGCTGTTAGTAAAAGAGTTAAGTTACTACTACTCTCACATTTTCAACTCCTTTAATTTATCATTTTGAAATAACTCTTAAATAGTTTTAAAAACTGTCTATAAAATTCTTGTACTTTTCAACTTTATTCTTATTCATCTCACAGTTACCTGTTTCATATTGGCTTAGTAACGATTGACTGCATCCAATGTATTCTGCTATTTGTCGCAATCTAATACGTTTCCTTCTACGCTTTAACACGTATTCATCTTTAATGTTCACTTTGACTTACCTCCTGCATTGAAAATTTTAAAAGATTACCAAAATAAATAAGGGAGGGATTGAAGCCCCTCACCTTATATGGTTGCTTACGCTTTTAAAGTGTAAACTGCTACTGCTTTTTTGCTTGCTACTTCAAGAGTTGCTTCTGCAACAACTTGACCTTTAATGTTGTCACCAGTTTTACCTAATGCTTCAAATTGTGGTTGACGTAAGAAAGCAACTTTAACAGCGTTTAAATCGAATGCTACGATTTTGTCAGCAGGTACGTAACGGTCTAAAACGAAGTTGATTGTACCGTAGTTTGTAGTAATACTAGAAACAACAATACCAAAGTCAGTTGTTATGTGTTCATAATGATAAGAACCTTTGTAAAGAGCGTCGATCTTTTCTTTAATGTCAGCATTTACAAGAGCGTAAATCTCACCGTTTTCTACACCTGCATCCCATAACCTACGTACTAAACCTTTGATTTCTTCTTCTGTGATTTGACCAGAAGTAGCACCTGTTAATTGGTTTTCTGCTTGTGCGAACTTTAATAGTCCATCCATTTTACGGACACCAGTAACAGAAGCGTCGTCTTTAACACCAGTAATTAAGCGTTTCTCGATTGAAACTTTAACCTCTGCAAGACGGTCACTAATTTCTGAAGCGAATAAGTCACCAACTTTTCCAGTTGCTTGTACTGTACCAGATACAGATGTTGATTTTAAGAAGATTTCTAGAACGTTGTTCATTTCAGTACGAAGACCGTTTACGAAGTTTGTTGCTTCGCTACCTTCCGCAACAGTAATGTCAGCGAAATCTAAGTTTTTCTCTCTCCAAGTGTGAATTTTTCCAGTTGTATCGACGTATTGACCTTTTTTCATAAGTAGCGTCATGAATGGAGTTGATTTAGGAGAAATCTCCGCAATTTCATCAGTAAGATGAATGTTCTCTAAGTTTGTCAATTTGTTAGAATCTAACATAATAATTTCCTCTTTCTTTTATTAAAAATTTAATTTGTTCTTAATCATGCCATTAACGTCTTTATTCTTCTTAGCGATAGAATAACCGTCTACAGTTTTATGATTAGAAGGTTGATAGCCACCAGACAATTCTAGTGAACCAATAATTTCTTTTAATTTTTTAATTTGATTTTGTAATGCTTCTGTGTCATCCACATCTGCATTGATGAAGTCAGCGAAGATTTCAACGCCTTCTTCTTTGAGAGTTTGTTTAACCTCTCTTTGCCAAATTTGCTCTAACTTCTGTTGAATTTTAATTTCATCATCTGTCTGCTCTTTTGGCTTGTATTGTGATAATTCATCAATCTGTGCTTGAAGTACGTCAATGTCTTCTTGTGTGTAAGTTTTTTCTTCAACAACCTTTTCTTGATTGTCTTCTTCAACAATTTCTTCTGTATGTACATCTTTCACTTGTTCATCAGACGCTTGAATTTCTTCTACAGCAGCGTTTTTGATTTCATCCATTTCAAATTATCCTTTCTTAAATTATTTCTTAGTGTTTAACTCACCCTCGATATGAGTAAGTCGAACATCCATTTTTTCCATTGTGTCTGTGATTCTGTCTAATGCATCACCTTGTTTTTCAATATGATTCATTAACTTTTCCTCACGAACTTTTGCTTCTTTACGTGTATCCCAAAACAACCATCCAAAAAGAACAGCGAAGATACCATTTTGAACCAACATATCCCACATAGCGTTTAAATCTACGCCTTGCACGACCATTAAAATTATGTCTAACATCTTATTTTCACCGCCTTAATTAACTAGCCATTAAGCATCGATGTTGTGTACCTTTTTTAGATGTTTTACAACTAATGCAACTGTTACATCTCCATCTAATTCATCAACCTCTTGCTCACAGATGTAGTATCTAATTTCATCGTAGTAATACACTTCCATTTTATCGACAGGATATCTTGTATTTCTTGCATCAGACATTTAATCACTTATTCTACTTTCTTTTTGTCTTGCCACTCAATGAAATACATCATTCCATCAAGCACCTGTAGCATTGTTTCCATTTTTTCTTGTCTTTTCTCCATCCTGTTTAGACGATCATTAGCACGATTCAAGATAAGTTCATTGTCTTCTAGAACCTCATCTAATCTATCTTCGATATTTTTTGCACCCGTCAAAAACTTCATCAGTTTTTCTTTAATTTTAATTGCCTTTTCAGCAATCATTTCTAAACTTGTTAAAGACGTTTCTTTCAATTAACTTCACTCCATTTTGATTTAAAAAAATTAGAGAGACATGGCTAGTGTCCCTCTCTCCATAAGGAAAATAATTTTTATCGTAAAGATAAACTCCTAGCAAGTTACAACGACTGTTCACACCATCGTAACTATTTTTATGTGTATTACCCAAAGGAGGTTGGGCAAAGTACAATCATTATAAAAATTCAATTAGTGAGTAAAAAAATATAAACCCTCTCATTAATTAGTGGTTTTTAGAGAGTTTTTAGGTCATTTTTCCAGAAGTTTTTTTAAAAATATTTCTCTCATTAATAAAGCCATTAACTCAACGGTTTTGTGTCGTTTTTTCAAAAAATATTTTTGAGGTTTTAACTTTCTCACTAATTAGTGGTTTATAAGAAACAACTTCTCCCTATTTAAAACCAATTTAAAAATAATTCCTTCATTAATAAGGGTCATTTAAAACCAGTTTTGTGCTTTTTTTAAATCCTTTCACCCAAGACATCTGGATAAGTATGCTAATATATTAGGAGAATAGGAGGAATAGTTGTGAATTTCAAAAAACTTACTACAGGGACTTATATCATTATAGGAATCGTAACCACTTTAGTAACACTAGTAGGTGTACCTGCCTTCGTGAATTATCTAATGAGTGTTCATGTTGTTAAAATCTATGGTGATGCACCTGCTTGGATAGGTTTCCTCGGCACTTATATCGGTTCAATACTCTCTGGTGCAATTACTTTAGCAGGTGTGTTCTTAACCATTAAACACAGTGAAAAGGTAAGTCAAAATGCATTAAAATCAGCAGAGAAAGATGCTAGGCAAGACAAACTCCCAACAATGATTTTCCACTCAGAAGAATGTATAGATTACATAAGTGCATGTCTGGAAAATATAAGAGAATTAAGAGATGTAAACATTGAGGAATTAGGTATGTTTTCTCACGAAAGGAAGTTAACTTTATACATAATTGACCATAATTATAATTTAGTAAAAACCCAAGAAATGCAAAAATACTCTAAGGAAACCTTTAAAGTAATTAGAAAGCATATGATAAAAATAGATGCAAATGCTTATAAACATTTCAGAAATTTCGAACATCAATTTCATTTAAAATTTGAAGAGCATCTTCGTGTAATTACACTTTTCATTGAATCTTTTCAAAATGAAATATTGGAAAAATACATGGAGACACATGCCGAGATCATTACAGATAGACATTCAAAACTTACTGACATTGAATTAGACAAAGAAGATGCACAACACCTTAAAGATTTAAAAAGTGACTTATATCAAAAAGAGAAAGATTTTATACGTGATTTATATTTCATTTATGAGGATTTTCATGAACATGTAATAGATTTGCACTTATCCTTTGTTGAAGAGTTTTCGGGATAATACCTCTTCTTCGGTAAAATATGATGTCTAAAAATTATAACCAAACCAATAATAAATATAATTAATCCAATTTTAAAAGGAGATTATATATGGGTTATTCAGAAGCAGACAAAATGTTATTAGCATCATTTATAATGATGGATGTATCAGCGTTGCAAGCAGAAAATGAAATGTGTAAAGCAGAAGGTAAATTCCCTAAATATGGTGAAAAAGATTTCTTTGATGCTGTCCGTTACGCTGAAAAAAGATTAAAGAAATATTAAGGAAAAAATGAATACCACATTAAGTAATCCTATTTACTTCATCCCTAAAACTTTTTTATCAATATCAGATTTTTGGAGAAGATATAAAATAGGAGGTGACACAATGCCAGTTGGTTTTTATATTGGAGGATTAATTGTGTTAGAAGTGGTTGATTATATTGTGACAGGAAGTTGGTTTTAAGAAAAAGAGCATTTAAATGCTCTTTTTTTATTTTAAAATTTCTTTTAAACACTTATTAAATTTATTGTTTATTTAGTGACAACCGAAGTTAATCGTTTTAAATATATTTTAAAATTTCTTAAAAGTGTATCTTTCAATAAGGAGGTTTGGGGTGAAACCCCAAATAGGGAGCGAAGCGACTTCCAAAGAGCGTTAGCGAATCAAGATAGTAGAAGCGTTAGCGACCCTTTATGCTATCTTATCTTTACATTATCTTTTCTTCTATACATGGTACTTTTCGTTCTAAAATGGGACACTTTTTTCCACTAAAACGGAAAATTTCGTCCTTTTTCGGGACACTTTTTTCCAAAGAAGAGAAATTTATGTCCTAAAATCGGACAAAAATTTCTATCCCGTAACTATGTAAAAGGATCTTTATTTCTTGAATATCAGTGTTTATAGAAAACCCCTTAAACACCACGCACAATTTCCTTGTACTCATCGTCCAAGAAATTATTAATAATTGCATGAAAGTAGCCGAAAATATTCTTGACTTTATATCCCAATTTCATATTGCAAATTACTTGCTTAAATGCACGTACACCTAAATAAACCTTTTGTTGCTCGTCCACGTATGTCAAATAACGTGTACTATTTTCAACACACTTCCACAACTCAATTATTTTTTTTGGTTCGTAATAGCATCTTACTAATCCTTGAAATTCAACTGGAATATCTTTAATTACATTGTCTGTACGTATATTTATATTATTGTTAGTTTTATCTTGGCTAGTTTCTTGATTTGGTACGTCAATTATTTCTGGTACTTCATTTGTAGAAACGTCAGATTCGATAGTATTAAGAGATTGATAACAATTAAACACATAGACATTATGACGCTGATTAGAGCCACAGAATGTATTGTGAACTGTTACCAGACCATAATTCTTTGCTTTACGTAGCATACGTTCAAAAGTTGAACGCGAAACACCAACAGCATCTTTGTGTGTTGCTGATACAATTGTTTGAATTTTAGCATTTGAGACACCCGCATATTTACATGCAAATCTAATTAAGCGTTTGAGGGCAACTAATTCACTTTTAGTGAACTCATGCTTAATATCAACCATCCATTGTTCAATATGATTATTAAATTCCTTTGTACTTTTGAAAGATGATAAGTGCTTAAAATTTTCTATGTTTCCTGATTTCATATTCTTATACTCCCCATTGGTATATAAGGGCATAGTCAAATAAGCGTATGAAATATTGATTTTTTTCAATAATTGTCATATACTTGTCTTATATTTTTAGGTTGACTATACACTTGGGAGTAGATGTTACGAGCATCTACTCCTTATTTTGTTGGTTTAAATTTCTAAATCGTTAAGTGGATTATGCTTGTCGTTTTGTTCACGTAGATCATTTCCCCACATAGCAGCATACTTTTCTGTCATCTTGATTGATGAATGTCTCATAAGTCGTTGAACAGCAAATGTACTCATACCAGATTGAATACAGCGTTGACAAAAAGAATGTCTGAAAGTGTGTGCAGTTAACCTTACACCCTTAAAATTCATCACTTTTGCCAAACGTTTAAATACATTTTGAACCGCATTAGCCGTTAATGGTTGATTTAATCGGTTAGTGTATACATGACTATTTAGTTTTTGAAATTCCTGTTCACAGTAAACCTTGTAACTGGCTAATTCCTTAATCAATTTATCGGTAGCAGGAATAGTTTCATTTTTACGTGTTTTAGTAGAATAGACGCTAATACTTTTATCTTTAAAGTTAATATCTGACCATTTCAAAGAGCATAATTCACTTAATCGAAGTCCCGTTGAAATAAACGTGACAATAATTGAATAGTCCCTATAAGCGTAGAACGCCTTCTCACGTTGCTTTATACGTCTGTAGTAGTTCAACATTTGTTTGATGTGATAATCCGTAAAAACCTCTATACGAATGTCCTCTTTTACCCTTTGAACCTTCTTTGCAGGATTCTTATTAATTACCTCAATCTCCACTAAATAATTTAAGAAAGCATTTAAACGGTTTAATTTGTGATTTAAACTCGTTGGATTGTTTCCAAGTTCGTTCTTACAGTACATGAGATATTTCTTTATGGTGTTTTGGGTAATATCTTGTACGTTAACTAATCCATTATCATTGCAGTAGTTTACAAACTGACCAAGAATATCTTTATAACCAATAATTGTCTTAGGTGATAAATTTTTAAATTCCCTATCGTCTATAAAATCTTGTAGAGAAAATTTTAAGAGCAA